TACAGAAAAAGAAACATCTTGATTTGCTGTACTTGACCTTGACTTATATAAACCACCATTAATACTAACAGTTCCGTTATCTATAATAAGTTTATCAGCGTTTTGTATTCCCTCAGGAGATATAGCTTGATTTGAAGTAACTGTAACATTTTGTTTACTCCAATAGCTTTGTGTAAAATCTTGCGAGTATGTAACTTCGTTTTGTCTGCTTGGCTCAAGCAAGATACTCGGCTCTCCGTTTGTGTAATCTATTCTTGGTATGTCTAATCTGTCTGTTGTTTTTAGATATTCTTTTGGTTGGTCGCCTTTTACTACCTGCGCACCCCACATATAAATACCACTTGCAGGTATATCATCTATCCATATACCTTGACTATTACTTGATGATAAATTATCTTCTGTTAAAGTATATCTTTGCCAAGTTTCATTTAAGTTTAAAGTTTTTTGTGTTTGTGTAAGTATAGGGTCTTTTATTATAACACTTACATTACCTGTTACACTTTTTAAATATACTGACCTTGTTATTACTCCATCTAAATTAGTAATGCTCTTATAGACACCTGCTGTACCACCACTACTTACTATTTTATCAGCAGTTAAAGTGCCATCAGGTGCTATTTCAACGTTATTTGTTACAGTTACAGTTGGCTGTATTATCCAACCACTACCACCTGATAAATCTTCACTATAAGTAACTAAATTATAAGGCACATCTTCTATAAGATAATCTTCGTTTACTCTTGTTCCTGTTGAGTTTCTGTCAAAGTCAAAGTCGGCATCTGTTATTTTTTTCACAGATATTTCTTCTATTAAAACAGTACCATTACCATTACCCTCTCTTACAGAAAACCAATCAAAATTGTTTGCTGTATTATTTTTGTAAGTAAAAGTAAATACTTGATATGAAGTTGTTATAGGAACAGTAGCTATTGTAGTAACACTTGCGCCAAATTGATTAGTTGATAAACGCAATAATAAATTAGAGCCTGATTGTCCTTTTTTTGCTTTTATTACTACTTGTAATCTTTCACTTGGGTTAAAATCTCCTATATATTGTGCTACATTTTGAGTAAAACCAAATGCATTACCAATCGTTAAAACACCATTACTAACATCTGAAGATGGCAAACTTGCACCACTACCTAAAACTATCCAATTATTAGCACCATCATTAAAGTCGCCATTCGTTAAAAGCTCTGAGCCTAAAGCATAAGCAGGTTTTATAGAATATAAGTAGTCCTCAGCATAAGCTGTAGGTGTGGTTATTATGGATGCTTTTTGTAGTAAACTCATTGTATATTCTCTAATAGTTGATTAGTCATTGTGTTGTTCTCGTATATCTGCACTCTCCTGTTTAAATCAGAAGTCAAATACTCTACTATATAATCATCTCCCCAACTATTGGTTGTTGTTGCGTTGCCCCAATAACTCTCGCTGTATGATTTGCCCCAATTTATCGTATTTGCCATTTAAATACTTTTTAAGTTTTATTTTATTGATCTCCTTTGGTTTATAATACCCACCCATTGAATGTAGAATCTTTATCAGGATAAATGTCCTCGTTACTATTAGAATTATATTCAGGAAATAAACTACTATTAAAACTCATATAATCTATGAATCTTCTTGTATAATATTCTGCTGAATTTCTTGCCTTTTCTACTAAATAATCTACCTCATCTTTTGATACTGTTTCTGCATTTTCGCTTGAATGTTTGAATATTCCACCATTTTTTATTTGGTATGCCGCATAAGGTATATACTCAACCTGTGCGTACCATATTAACATTGGTTGCACATAATCATTTACTAATGATAAATAATTACCTGCTAAATTACCGCCACTTATATCTGTGCTAATTTTATTATAGAGATCAGTACCTAAATAGTTTCTAACGTGTATTTGTTGTGCCAACTTTATAAATTGGATAAACAAATCAGTATCTACATTTCCATCAATGATACTATTCTTAATTAAATCTGACCTCTTTATGAATAAAACTGTTGCCATAATTATTTTTTATAGTTTGGGTGATGACCATTATTAGGCATATCCTTTGGTGCTTTTTTTGCATCTCTCCAACCTCTTGGTTTTGGTTTGTATGATGTTGGTATATTATCAGTTTCTACATAATCTTTCATTTTATCTGATTTTTCAATATACTTACCATTTGATTTTTTCTTTAACCTATAAAGTTGTTCACTCCAATAATGACCACAATTTACTCCGCCTTTGAAACGGAATAGATCGTATTTTTTACCTTTATGACCAAAACCTTTATTTACTCCTTTATCACTCGCTTGATCAATATCCTCTATCCTATATACTAAGTTCCTGTTCATCAAGGCTTTACAGAATGGCCTTGTGTTAGTGCTTGAATATTTTTCAGCGTATTTATATCTTACTTTATAATAACTTTTATCTAAGACAGAAAAATCACCTTTACCTTTTTTAATATTTGGTATGCCTAATTTTTCAAGTATTGTCTTTTTTTCTTCTATTAAACTATTTGCCCAAGTTTCTATATCTGTGTTTTCCTCTGAATATTCTCTCTCATCTACTAATTCCCATTCATCATCTACAATTTCACCACTTAAATTATCTAAAATATAATATCCATCATCATCAGATAAATCTTCGCTTAATTTAACTCCTGTTTCTTCTTCTCTTGTTTCTTCGTCTGCAACATTGTCTAAGTCGGTAAATTCGAGTGGCTGAAGCGTTTTAAAGTACA